ACCAATGCTTTCATTATTTGTACTCCCAAACAATAACGATTCCAGCCGCACCATTTCCGCCGTCTCTTTGGGAACCATCGCAAAATGCGCCGCCGCCGCCGCTGCCGAGTGCAGCACCGTTTTGCCCATCGCCAGCTACGATTGCATTTCCGCCGCCGTTTCCAAAAAATGACCCGCCGCCGACTCCTGTTGTTGCCGCGCTTGTGGTAACGCCCGGTGCACCATGGCCGCCCGTGATGTTGAACGAGCCTCCACTACCAGCCCCGCCAGCCGCTCCCCACGCTAAACCCGCACCGCCTCCGGCTCCACCGGTTGCAGACGTTAAGGAGCCAAACGAAGAGGTGCCACCTGTACCGCCGGTTGCTACTGAAGTCGCCCCTGTACCGCCAGCGCCAACGGTCGCCGTTTCTGAGGACGTTCCGGTTACGTCGATCCATTCTTCTGCATAGCCTCCACCCGCACCAGCACCGGTCGTTGTGCCGGAAGCCGTTGCGCCTCCGCCACCGCCTCCACCCCCTAGTACTTGCACACGCACAAAACGGACACCGGACGGTTTCGTCCAAGTGCCGGTACTCGTAAAAGTTTGGATCGAGGCCAAAGTATATTGACCTGTAACGATCAGTGCGGAGAGTGTGCCTAAACTCGTCACATTTCCTTGAGCGGCTGTCGCTAATGTACCCGCAATCGTCCCGCCGCTGACGTTTATGCCAGCGGAAAAAACCGGTATCTGATTCATAGTAACAACACCACCAGAAGATATTGCAATGGCATCTGTGTCGCTTGTGTGACCTATATTTGTTCCATTAATAATAATGCTATCAACTGTAAGAGTTGTTAACGTACCTAGTGAAGTGATAGAGGACTGAGCAGCAGTTGTTACCGTTGCAGCAGTACCACTCGTATTACCAGTAACATCACCAGTTATATCACCAACAAATGCAGTAGAAGTAATACTTGTTGCTCCTGTTACAACTCCTGCATCTATACTAATTGTGCCATCTAATAAAATTGCAGAGCCAGAAGCAGGCTCAATATTAATTGCCGCACCAGAATCTAAAGTTAAAACTCCTGCTGAATCAATATCTACTGTACCATCTGCTGTAATTTGAATATTAGCCGCTGCTGCGGCAGCGTCAGTTGTAACAATACTAAGTGTTCCATTAGTTCCAGCAGTAAATACAGCAGTATCGCTGCTCGAACCTGTCATGGTAATAACCTTACCATTGACCGCAACGTCATCAACAGTGACCGTACTGCTAAAGGTTGCCGCCCCATCAATCGCCGCTGCGCCTGTAACTTCAAGCGTTCCAACTTGAAGATCAGCCAAAGCATCTACTACTGCTGCGCCGCTTCCGGCCCCATCGCAGTAAACAATGACATTTTTACCGTTTTGAACAGTAACATTGGCCCCGGAGCCTTGCGAAAGAATAACATCGTCCCCAGCAGCATTTTCAATAATAAACCAAGCAGGTGCTGTATTCGGTGCTATTGTAACTGTACAGTCCTGACTTAAAGATCCTGTAAACTTAATTGTACGATACATGCCGTCCTGAAGGTTTTCCGTGCCAGACCCAGGAGAGGCTTCCCGAATAGTGAGAGTAGCAGTAGAGGCATCACTTAAAGCCACCGCCTTGTAGGAAGCCAGCCGATCCACAATATCCCAGTTATGGTTTGAGGTCGTACCCCACGTACCGGATTGCTCCCCCGTTGCAATTTTTTCTAAACTAAAACCCGTTGTATATGATGAAGCCATATTCTTCTTCCTATGCTGCTATATCTGTCCAGTCCGGTGTCTGTGAATCATCCACTTCAGACCAGTCCGGTGTCTGTGAATCATCCACTTCAGACCATTCCGGTGTCTGTGAATCATCCACTTCAGACCATTCCGGCGTTTGTGAATCTGACACAGCTGACCAGCTAGGTGTTTGAGAAGCATCAATAATTCCCCAAATATTACTCTCTCCGATAGCCCCCGTAGCTGAAACACCTGTCGGCGTGACATTAGCCACGCCTGTAATCGTGACGGAGCCAATACCTCCTGTTCCTTCAACACCTGTGAGCGTAACAGTGCCCGTACCCGTAATGGTAACCGAACCAAGCGCCCCCGTCCCCGCGACGCCCGTGGGAACAACACTCGCGCCTGCCGTAACAGTGACCGTGCCAACTGCGCCCGTTCCTGCAACGCCCGTAACGGTAACACCAGCACCTGCCGCAGGAGTGACCGTACCAACCGCACTTGTTCCTGCAACGCCTGTCGGGGTGACTGTGCCCGTACCGGTGATTGTAACGGAGCCGATACCTCCTGTGCCCGCAACGCCCGTTGGAGATGCCTTGGCCCCCGCCGTAACTGTAACGGTGCCGACTGCACCTGTGCCCGCGACGCCCGTAACCGTAACCGTGATACTGGGAGTAACAACCACCGTGCCAATCGCGCCCGTCCCTGCAACGCCCGTAACATCAACTGCAATGGGAGAACCCCACGTGCCCGAACCCCACGTGCTGCGTCCCCAACCATTGATGTTTGCCAAAGCATTTGTTCCTTACGCTATCCTGATTATTGCTGTACTTGCTGCCGCCGCTGGAAAAGCTATTGTAAAAGTTCCCGCTGTACTTGTTTTATTACCGCCGAAATCCAGAGCGCACACAGCTTTATCACTGTTTGTGTCATTATAAATCAAGGCACCCCTAGCTGTAATAGTAGCGGTTGTATAACTATGATCAGCGAAATCTGTGTATCCGGTTGTTCCTGAAGTAGCGGGATCTATATTAGTCAATGCCGTTCCTCCAGTAACATAACTGCCACTGGACGCAACTTCTCCTGTAGTAGTGAAAGCTGTAGTAGATGCGCCCAAGGTTGCCGTGGTGGAACTTTTGCCACCACTTCCTATGGCGTATAAAGCCAATTTAAAGCTGTTTCCACCAGAGGCATCAAAGTCATGGGTAGCAGATAACAGCTCGCCCTTAAATGATGTACACATCGCTGTTGTAATTGCCATATCAAAGTTTCCTTATCTGTTCTGCCAGTTCAGAATGGCCCGTTTCTCTTAATGTGGAACAAATCGTAGCCCTGTCTTGATCAACAGCCATTTTTAAATAATGAAGTAAAACGTCTCCTAAAGCATTTTTAAACGCATAAGCTTGATCCCGAATAGCCGGTGGTGCATTTTCTGAAATATGAACCACTTTATCAAGAGCCATTTTCGCTATTTCTTCCACAGTCAATCCTCTTTTATAGGTTGTATGTACACTTACCACTCCAGTGATAATTGGAGGCATTGAATCCAACATTACGCTGTCTCCTGCAAAGAAACAATATTATCGTTCCTGTCATAAAGCCCTGTTATCACATCTTTAGGCTCCGGTGCCGCCATATCGGATTGCCGGATAATCAATAAAGAATTATTTTCAACTGTCATCACCAAAGGATCCTTTAAACGATGATATCCATATAAACGCTGCTCCGGCGGAACATTGGTATCCAGTAATGAGGACGCGGCTGCAACTTCAATTTTTATTCCACGGGTAACACAAAATGCCAGCCAGAATTCTGTGCAGGCACGTCCCGCTTCTGCAAAATAAACGTTCTTCTTATAGGAGAAATCTATGCCGTATAAATATATCTTTGCAACTTCATTAAAGGCTGCAAAAGCCAGAGCGTAGGCCACGGTATTATTAAAATAACACAAACCCGTTTCTTTAACGACTTTTTCAAGAGGATAAAGGACAGCCCCGGGCACACGTTTGTCCAGTTCGCAAGTGTAAATAGGACCTGGATGTACGGGAAGCGCCTCTCTTAAAGCTCCTGTCTGGTTGCCTGCTAATTCAGTATCCAGAAACCTTGAAGGGGGGTCCATCATAAAAACGCGGTCATGCTTTATTGGAACCATCATGGAGTTTATAGCCCAAATTTCGTCATACTTTTGACCGTTGGCAACGGAAGAAGTAAAAGCCCCTTGGGATCCTCCTAAACCAACAACAGCAATCGAGGAACCTTTGAGAGACTTAATTTTCATTGGGCAGCCCTCCGAACTCTGTCATACCTGTATTCGTCCCGGGTTTGCTGGGCTTCACCAAGATTCTTGAGCCATTGCAGGGATTCCTGAAACCGGTTGTTGTACAGACTTAATAAATCAGGTTCGCCTTTCATAAAAGTATAAGCTTCCACCAAACTTCCATATAAAAGGGCCAGTTCTGCGTTTGTCCCGAGCCAGCTCGTTCCGTCTGAAGAAGCCGTTATGGATTGCGGCCTGTAAAAATAATGAAGTTCCATCGCATAGTTAGAATCCGGAGTCGGAGCCAGTAAAAATGTATCCTCATCCCAGTCCGCGTAGTATTTAGGTGTCCCTGTAGTAGCCGGATTTGGGGTGTAATCCTGCAAAAAAGTCACCTGTTTATACAACAAAAACTCATTGCTGGAGCTATTGACGGCGCTCAGAGAAAAAGGAGCCAGGAAATCCGTTGGTTTGGTAAGAAATTTAGTTGACTGGGTAGCTGTTCCGGAAACATTTTTACGAAAATCATCAAGCTGGCATTCTTTTAAAATGCGCTCTTCAGAATTGATAATAAAACGGGATAACTGGCCAGTAAATGTAGATTCCGTGTTGTCGGTATATTCCTGGATTGCTGTTTTAAGAGTTGTAAACGTAAAAGCCATATCATGCACTCACAGTTACAGGCCCCGCAGAAACAAAACCTCCGCCGCCTTTTACATTGCCCGTTGTTGCTGTTCCACTACCTGCGGTAAAAGTGTAACTATCATCATCTACTTTTGTAATAGAATATCCGTCTTCATCTTCAATAGTCGCCTCGGTAAAACCATCAAAGGCTTCTGCTTTTCTAAATCTAACCGTGTCTCCTGTGCTTCTTCCATGACTAGGCTCCGTTACTGTAATAATAGCCGAGCCACTATCGCCGGATTTGAACGGATTAAAAGGAAGAAGAACCATCACTGCAGGCTCTGTTCTGTCAGGTCTTGGATTACGCAAAGCTTCCGGATCCGCCATAGTTTTTCTTACAAGTAACTGGGGCTGCTTCTTTTCCCATTCATCTTTTCCAACAAGAATACCGGTCCATTCCTTACGCATATCCTTGAGACGATAAGCGGCACCTGACCTGTCGGAAATTCCCATTGCATATTTATTGGAGGCATATCGGGACATTACGAAATCGCGCTAACAAAACTGTAGGAAGGAACCAGGGAAATGTTGGCTTTATCCCGGTCCTCCTCTGCCGCCCGTAAAAATTCTTCTTCATACAAAGCCTTTAAAATCTGAATTCGATCCGGGGCTTTTTTCAAGGAAATATAGTAAGCGAGACCCGCAGCCAAACAAGGATAAAACCGGAAAGGGATTTCTACAGTATTTACTGAGGTATCCGCGTCATCTATGCGAATAAGTCGATCATAAATAATCTGATCTGTATTGTTTTCAGGGGTAGGCCAAAGT